AACCTTGTTTTGTTGGTAAGTTTGGAATCTGCATTAATTTGTTCCTCCTTGTCGTGAATGGTAAGACTTTCGTTTCGTCTGACTTATTTGACTGGATGTTTTCTTCTTGAATCCAGTCTTCCTGCTGTAAGACTTAGTAGGTGGTTTAAGCGCAGCCTTCTTCTCTTGGAAGACGAATATAAGCATGTTACCTCTTAATACACGTTGAACCCGTATAGATACTTTACCGTAGATATCCGATCCTACTTTCACATAGAATACTTCGTCTACGCTGGTTAGAGTCTGTTGTGGCTTCCTCTTTACCTTTAATGTAATCATATCTACAGGGACTTTCAGGTAGTTAGAGAGTAAATCTTTTGCATATGTATGTTTAAGGCTTAAATCACGCTCTGTAACCTTCTCGAATAGTTCGGTGAACGCTATACGATAGTTACCTTTTGTGCTTTGCCTAGAGCGCTTATAGGCATCTTTCCCGTTTTCGTGAACACCATTAACTCCGTCTCCCCGAGCAGCGGCACCCCTAGCTATTGATCGGGTTACAGAGTTCGGTTTACCTGTCTTCTTTCTAGTCATCCATCTCTACCTCATAACGTAGTAATGCGTCATATAACTTGATAGGAATATGGTGCTTGTACTTTTCTGCTACTTCCTTTATGTGCTGTTCCTTCGCTTCTTTGTAGGCTAGGAAAGCTTCATGAGGTATACCGAAATACCCTAGATGTACTCTCTTATCACCCTTACTCAGGTAAGCTCCAAACTTTCCATTTGGTCTCTCGTACACACCTATAGGTAAGTGACCTCTCTTGTCCTTACGTGTTAGGAACAGTTTGTTAATTGACTCAGGAACAAACACAGCAGTCTTCGGTGCATATGTTTTGTTACCTTTAACCAGTATATCTTTATCGAGACACATAGTCTCTCCTTCTATCTCATAGTAATTATACTCATACCATAGACAGAAGTTCTGAAAATTATGCCATATAGAGTTAACGCTACATTGTTTATATGCTCTATCTCTAGGATTATCTGTATCACTGTAACATCTTCGCATCATAGATATCCAAGACCGATACATAGGAAACTTCGGAGTCCTGTAACCTTTTGAAGAGTAGTCACCTTCACCTATGTAACCAACACCATATACAGACTTGTGATATACGTTCTTGATACTTCCTTTCGTGAAGTTATGCCAAGTAGATTTAACTTCGTGACCATCTTCAAATCGAACGGTGATATCAGTATACGAATTGTAGTCAACGCACTCCATTGTATAACCTTCTGTACTAACTACTTTAACGCCAACCTTCTCGTCCTTCAATCCTTTTTTAGCTACCACTGTAACCCTCCTTTAACTCCCTCTGTAATAATATAATAACAGGGTTGTGCTCATAACACAACCCTATTCTGTAACTATTCAATTATACCATAATCTTTTACTTTTATTCGACTTCTAAACTCTCCAATGCGTTAATAGCCTGAAGAATCTTTTCTCTATTTATTTGACGAACTTCTATCTCTTTATCAACTCGGTTTAACTCGGATCGTAATGTACGTATTACTATAGCACGACTCTCTGTAGGGTCGTTAGTTTCATTAGCATCTGAAGATTCTTTACTTTGTTGTCCTTCTATATAATCATTAGCTTCTTTCATGAACTGAGCAAATGCTTTTTTATATTCTTTATTCTCTTTGAAACGGTTATTTAAAGGCTCTAACATATCCCAAGCGATGATACCCATTCTAGTCCCTCGGAAGTCTTCTTCGTGGAAGTGAGGGTTATCTTTATTCTCTTGGATGATATTCTTTAATTGTGCTTCCCCTCTAAAAGAGATATATTTTGTTGCATCTGATTTCACTACGAATGTTCTAACTGCTGATTTTACCGATGCGCTATCTGAGTAACCCTCTGTGCTTCTTGTTTCCGTATAGTCTGCCAATGTGCAAAAATATTCACCTGCATATTTTACTAAGCTTAACTGTTTAACTGTCATTATAAATTCCTCCTTAGATTTAGTTGTCTCCTGTCTCTACTCCAACCTCCGATGTAAGGAGGAAAGGAGTATATCCGATAACTTTGTAGTTATAGTATACTCCTATCTTTATGATATCATACATACTTTTAGAAGTCTATTTCCACTTTTTTCTTACTTTTTTCTAAAATGATGGAAAGTTAGTCAGTCATCTCTATCTTGTACGTCATCATTATATTGTAGAGTGTATGTGGTATTTTACCCTTATATTCCTCTGCAACCTTCTTTATATAAACTTCCTTAAACTCTTTATAAGCAAGGAAAGCTTCTTCTGCCGTTTTGAATCTTCCTATCCAATGTTTACCTTGAGGAGTTCTATATTGCGCTATGTATTTGTCGTGTTTCTTATCGTATACGACTCCTACAGGTAGCTCCCCTCTTCTACTATCGTTTGTTATAAACAGGTTATTAATGAGAGTCGGAGCAAAGATACATGTATCAGGTGAGTATACTTTATTACCTTTAATACGTATATCTTTGTCAAGGCACATAGTCTCTCCGTCAACCTCATAATAGTTTTCCTCGTACCACTTTGCAAAGTTTTGGAAGTTGTGCCAATCAGGATCAACTATACAGTTAATATACGCAGGTTGTCTTTTGTGTGTATTCTCATCGTAACAACGTCTCATCATACGAAGCCAAGTGTAATAGATGGGGTTATCTTCTCCATCCTCCGTCTTAGAGCTATAGCGGCCTAACCCCATGTATCCTACACCAAGAAGTGTTTTGTCGTACGGATTCTTTACTGATCCTTTGATGAACAGCTGCCAACTAGTTTGTACAACGTTACCTTGCTCAAACTGTACGATAACTTTCTTACTGTTCTCGTACCATACTACTACCATCCGTGACCCGTGACTATTTACCCCTACTGTACCTACTCGTTCTACCGCTTCAATTTTCTTTGCCATAACAATTCCCCTTTACGTTTATTCTCCTCTCTATTGTATCATATATCTTTTCTTTTGAAGTGGTGGAAGGACAATTGTTTATCGGGGTGCATTTTACCTGATATAAAGATGTTACAGAGCAATGTATTTGCTTGTGTCTCACCAAGTCTTCCTATAATCATGTTAATCATATCAGACTTCTTTAGATACTTCTTAGAAGCATTTGACTGTACATAGAGACCGTTCAATCCTCCTGACCTACTCTCGGCTGTATCCACTTTCATTCCAAACTCTTCTAACGTCTTCACCTGTCTTTTAAAGCTCCCGAGGATATTGTTAATCTCTTCTTTCCATAGCATCTGGTACGCTACACTTACTTTCTTGTATGGGGATCGCTTAGGAGTTCTATACTCACCTAGAATTGCTACCCCTCTAAACTCAGTATATGCTAGGATACCTACATGATGATAACCATTTTTAGTTAGAATATCTTCCACCTTCTCTACATGGTTATCATGGCACATAACATAAACCCAATCACATACAAGACTATAGTTCTTTAACTGACTATTTAACCTACGTGTTGAATCCCTCTCTGTTTTAATCTCTATACCGATTATACCTTTCTCTCGTGAGAATATCAAACAGTCTGCAATCGTAGAACCAATTACAATCCCTTTCTCGAATACAACTGTAGATGAGTCTGTATTCGACACGAATAGATGTTGCTTCTCTAGGATAAGGTCTTTTATATCTTGTTCATAAAATCGTTTCATTATGTATCCCCTCTCTAACGAAAAGAGAATGCCTGTTATAGCATTCTCTCCTTTTTACAATGGTTGGTTTAGCTTGTCCGAGAATCCTGCGTCAGGTACCCAGTTCTTACCTTCTCTGTTTTCCCGTGTACGCATAATACTTTGTGCCATACGGAATAGTGCATCGGATACACTATCTGCTCTGATAGTCGTACAGAATGTAGCATCGTCCTCTTGATCCCAACCGTTCTCCCCTTTACCTGGTTCAGGGATAGGTGTATCAGGTGTAATCTCGTAACGAGTGATGGTCATAGGGTCTACAAAGCGTTTACGAGTCCATGTGGCGTTGTAAGCTCGGATCGTGGCCGCATAGTCACCTTCAGGCATTCTAACGTACCCTCGCATTGTATGTATTTCTTCTTCTGTGTACTTAGCTTTACCAAAGAGGATGTCTTTCCAGTTAATCATCTTGTGGAACCCTCTCCACCCTTTACCATAACCGTAGTCGTCTCGGTGGAACTCGATGCTTATGTAGTCATCAAACGCACTAATACCGTAGTTACGAGTATCAGGTAGATGTTTGTACTTCCACTTACGAGGTAGTAATCCGTCAACACCAAAGTACATTGTGAATAGTCCTTTAATACCGACACCGAGGGAGATATCATTTTCATCGCCACCTACGTCCATACTAATACCTAACTTGTTTGCGTTCTTAAAGGTATATCCTTCGTAGTGCCATACTGCTTCTCCCCAGTGTAACCAGCAACGAATACCTGTCGTCTCCTTAGACTTATGGAACCAAACTCTATCTTTCCATCTCCCCAAGTTTATTCCCCCTTACGTTTCAATAAGTTTTTAAAGTATGGGAACCTCTCTGTGAACGTTGGATTACCTACTAGCATCCAAATGAAACTGACTACAAAGACAATGTATACCCATCCAAGTACAGGTGCTCCTACACATAAATTAAATGTGATTGTGCATCCTAAAAGAAAAGTAGCAGTAATTTGAAAAATACCTCCGAATTTATCTAACATTTTTATGTTCCTCCTTACCATGTTTGAAATGTAGAACGTAGATATTGAAGGCTCCTGCAATAGTAACTAATGCGGTACTGAGCGCTCCAAAGTAGTTCCCTAAGAATAGTAGAGTTATAAGACAAACAATCATACCTACAGTTAGTACCCCTAACCAAATAGCATAACGCTTAACCATTCGTTCCATTTTCATAGGTGTAATCATAGTTGCAACATAGAACCCTGTGAATACTTGAATTAACCCAACGGTTACGGAACCGTATACTATCTGCCCTGCACCTGATAACCCGATAATGATTATACAAATTGGTAAGAACCATTTAAGCATGAAGTCTGTTGTTTTATTCATATTATTTTACCTCCCAAGTTAATTCTACTGCGTTATAGTAATTACCTTCTTTAAGTGACTCCCCATCTCTCAGATGTTGCGCTAATGCTCTGAACTGTGCGTTGCTATCTCCTGAAGGTAACTTCTCTCGTGTTTCTCTATCTCCTGCTGTAACATGGAACTGTACACATCGTTTTGATCCTTTAGTAAGCTTTGTAGCTCTCTGAGCTTGTACACGTTCGAACGTTAACTGGTAGTAAGCTTGTCCTGCCAATTGGCGCACTACATCTAAGATATGCCCTTCATATGTACCTAGCTGCTTAGTACTGCGCCCTTCACAGTCACCTTCAGTAGTTACTTTCCATGTACCTTCAGGATCAAAAGGAATCGGTTTCTTTCTATCTTCCTCTTCCTTCAGTAGTTTTGCTAACTCCCTTTGCTTACGTTCAATCTCTAATGCTAATTGCTCTGCTCTGTTCATAACTTTCCCTCCTAGTAAACTATTAAGATAACTCGAAGAAGTCACTCGTTTGCTTATTACGGATCATAGCTTGTACAAGTGAGTCTACAGGGATATGTGTAATTGTATCCCACTCAATTGTCGATAGCCCAATGAATACTCCTGTCGGTTTACCATGCTCTAACTTCTTCGTACCTGCAACGGAAGTCCATCTATCAGGTGTACGTTCAAAGAATCCGTCTTCGTTCACTCCTGTTAGTGTAGCCACTCGGCCGCTAAGTACAGGTGATACGAATAGTGGTGGATTCTCTTTCCATCCTGTGGTCTTCTTTACGGGGAACATCATGTTTGCAATCTGCCCCAATCTTGTTTCTCCACTGAATCGGTTTGCGTTGTTGATAATGGGTGTAGCTCGTTTCTTCGGCTTCTTCTCTGTACCTGGCTCTACTGCGTATACAACTGCATACAGCGCCGTGTCAGGCTCCTTAATCAGTTCTACTATGTAGTAGGGACGTTTCTCTACGTAGAGAACTCCCTGCTTACGGTACGTTAAATCACTTGCTGAAATCTTAATTAAATCTCCATTCTCGAATGGATTCATACTGTAACCCCTCTCTAACTTGTATTCCTCCTCTATTATACAATATAAAGTATCATCTGTAACTATTTAAATTCATAAATCTACTCTAAATTTTTCTTAGCGATATAGTAAGCATCGTGGAGACTATCGGGTGCCCAGTCTCCTTCTTTCTCTAACTCTTCGTAGATATCAATGGACTCATAACCATCCATCAACTTTTTCTCGATGTGCCTAACCAATTTACTGAAGTTATTTGTGTAATCCATCTTATTCACCTCTATACTGTTTTACGGCTTCTGCGACTGCTTCCTTACTTCTATCTCCACTAACATGCCACTCGACTGCGTGCATAACATCATGTAATCTACCTTTCATAGTCTCTACACGTACTAAAGACTGCTCGATCGTATATTTCATGTTTAGTAATTCTCGGGCCGCATCTTTATGACCTAACTCAATCAGACTAGTTGCCATATTCTCTAACTCTACTAAATTCTCCTCGTCAAACAGTTCATGTATTTGTTTATAACATAAGTAATTGAAACTTCCTCCACTCATCCTAATTCCTCCTTCTTATAAAAGTAGTTTATTTGTTGCTTGTCTGTAACTTGATATCAGGAATAATCTCTTCAGGTCTAAACAGTACTTTGTAATGGTACGCATCTTCGTACTTAGCGTCTGTTTGTTCGATAAAGTAACTTACATTGTCACTTAATCCAAGGTAGTGCTTCTTATACTTACCATCACCAGTCTTACAAGTTACAGTTATCTTTTTCCCGTCACCAGCATCTAAAGCGCATAGTCCCTCAATACTTAAAAGGTACTTATCCGTTATACCATTGAAGAACACTACTCTTCGTTGAACCTCAAACGAATCTGCTGACTTAGATAAATTTTCTGAAACTACATCTGCTTCTGTACTACAACCTGCTAAACCTATCACTGCCATAATAGACATCAAACCTGCAATTAGTTTCTTCTTCATTTTATTCTCCACCCTTCTTAGTTAATTGTATCTCTAGTCCTAACCCGTCTAGCACTTTGATGAGCGTATCAATTTGGTAGTTGGTACCTGTTAGTACCTTACTGATCTGTGGTTGGTGTAACCCAACGTCAGACGCTAGTTTTCGTGTTGTAGTTTCTTGTTGTTTAATCTCGGATCGCAATGTGTCCGAGATATTCAGTTTACTCTTGTGCATGTTATCTCCTCCTAGTAATCAATTAATTCGTCCATAAGCTCGTCAATATTATCCATCGTAATACCATATTGTGCATGAACATGATACGACCTGTCAAGGCTACCCCAACTTGTTTGTACTTCCATATATAGCTCATTGGCTGCTACGAATACACGTAGAGTGTATTCAGGATTACCACGGTCACGATCCGTAGTATCTAGTCGTAAGCAAGGTGCTCCGTGTTCCTTAATGTGGTCTACAAACGACCAGTCATTCAGGAATCGAGGATTTAACGTTGATTCGTAGAAACCGTTACCCTTTAAGTACTCGTCCACCTGCTCGTCCACTATAACACCTGTACCTAATTTCTTTCTCCAACCCATTTTAATCATCCTCCCTCATTAAATCTGTGTAAACTGGGGTACCTGATTGAACCCATTCTAGAGCGAAGTAAAGCTTCTTAATTCTGTTATAGAAGACAGCACATCCGACATCACCTTTGAAGTACTTTCGGATCGCTTGCTTCGCTTCCCTACGACTCATCATTTTAATAGCGTGCAGTACCTCCTCTTGGTCTTTCTCGTCTCGTATCAAGGCGTGACTATACATTACGGAAATCTCATCTCGTAACTCTTGGGCAGTAATTTGTCGGTATAGATTCATAGCTTGTCCCTCCTTAGACGATTAAATCTTTCTCTTCACAAAGTCCTTGATTAAGTGTCCCGTTGACACTGTACACTACTCCATTGAATAAGAGATACTTATACCCTACGTTTTCAGCAACCTCTTGGCAGTAGTGAAATGCCTTACCGAACATATTCTGAGCGTTATATACCTCTTTCCATTTGATATCGTTTCGTTGGCGAACAACACTATTCTTTAAGAACTCCCCTGTTCCCTCGTCAAAGCGATGGATAGATACCTCATCTGCTTTGTATGTAGGCATTGCCGATTTAGCCGATAACGCTGCTTCCTTCTCACTGTCATAGAACCAAGACTTCGTTCCTACTACGTCACCTTTTAATGTGAATACAAATGCGTAAATTGTATCTTTTTCCATCTTACTTCTCCTCCTTAGTTGGGTATACTAACCCATTAATATAATCCGTATCTTGTGAGAATACTGGCGTGCTCTCATCTACTGCACAACGGGATCGTAATGCTCCGTTCTTTGTGTAGATTTCTTTTACGATACATACTCCACGTTTCTGCCATACAGGTAAGTCATTCCAGTTAACATCTCTTTCTAGCATTAACTTATCCTGTAACTGTCTTCCATTTAGACCTTGCAGAGATTTGTGTGGGAAGTTTGCTTGTGCTACCATTGAGATACTATTCTTTGTAGCGTCCTGTTGTCTCCATAAGAAGTAGTTGTTTACCTCATCTTGTGGTAAGACCCACGCTCTAGCGTCAAATAGAGCTAGTTCCTTCTCAGGGTATGTTTCCCTCATAACCTCGTTAAACTTCGCTGTAGCGAGCGATGCGGCCACTGAAACGATCTTCTGTAGGTTATTATCGAACCATGATTGAGTTGTTAGCTTTTCATAGTTTGTGATTAGTAGACTAATTTCGTCAGACTGTGTGTATGCTAGTTTACAACCCATAACGTTCTTCACTAAGTATTTACAAGTTTCCCACATTGCGTATGCTAGTGTTGAATCGAATGGTCGGTTCATACCTTTTGTATAAGTGTGGAACGCCTTACCATCAATACGCACGATTACTGGCATTCTCTGTGGTAACTTTATTCTATAAGCATTTTCATAACCTTTCATGCGGTTCCCGAATTTATCCATTTCTAATTCCTCCTGATATGTTAGTAATTATCTTATGTACCTAATTTACCATGATGTTGTCTTTAAGTCAACAACTTTTTTATTCATACTCTGTAGCGAACAAACACATTGCCCACTTCTGTTTTTCTGTTAATCTTCTATACATCATATAGTAAGCTATCATTGATAACTGCTGGTCTAGATATTCTTTGTTGTACGAACCACGCTTTAATACTTTCTCAACTTCCTCTACTACTTGTCCATCGTCTTTAGTAGAGAGGAGGTGTGTAGCTCGGTCTTTCCAAGCATACACTTCCTCCTTCCTCGCTTCTCTAAAATCATAGTAATCTCTCATTGCCCACTCTACTGCGTCATCTGCTAAGTCACCCATATTAGTCCTCTGCTCCTGCTCTGTAGTTAAGTAAGTCTAGAATGTATTCAGTAGCTCCCTCGTAGTCGTTGTATCTGAAGTGCTTCGAACTCTCCCAAAACTTTTCAGAGTATCCGAATGCGTACTCCTCATGATCCATACTGTGGTACACTACAATATCATCGCTACTACGGTGCTCACTGAATGCGATTGTTTTTACCTTATCTCCACCAAATGTGTGTAAGCAGATTCTGTAACCTTGCTCTCTGCAATTTTCGAACATTTCTATGTGACCTTCCACGCTTTGCGTATCTTTGTGGTTCACAACTAGCTCTAGTAATTTTGCGGCAACTGCAATTTTTTCTCTGTTAATCATCTTACTTGCCCTCCTCTTTCACTTTAAATGAGATTATATATCCGTACGATCCACTAGTAACACGCATTTTAGTTGGTTCTAGACCAAGTGCTTCCAATGTTACCGTTATACCGTCTTTGTTTCGAGGTGTCGGAGTATCGAAGTAAACATAGTAAGTATGGATTCCTTGTCTATCTAACCCTCTGTACCCTTTGTACTGCCGTAC